GGTTCAATAAGTGGTATATTCCAAACTATATTTGGTCATCCATTAGATACCCTCAAAGTCTGGAAACAAGATAACATTAAAAAACAAATTACAATAAGAAATTTGTATAGGGGTGTTAGTTATCCATTAATTACATCATCATTCCTAGTTAGTTTTAATTATACTATAACAATGAAAGCATATCAAGAAAATAATTCATATATTTTAAGTGGGATTTATGGAGGTGTAATTACTGGATTAATAACCGCCCCGATTGAATATATGAAAGTAAATAATCAGGCAAATGTAATACCGGCAAATGTAATAAATCAATTTAAATTTAAAAATAATATTGGGTTTATACCAACGATAATGCGTGAAGGTGTGGGGTTTCCGGTTTATTATCAAAGTTATTATTATTGTAAAGAAAAATATCAAATGACAACATTAAGTGCTGGTGGCTTATCTGGATTATTATCATGGACATTTTGTTATCCTTTTGATACAATTAAAACAAGAATACAATCTGGACAATCAATATCACATTTAGAAGCTATTAAATATGGTAATTTATGGGCAGGTTATAGATATTGTGCGATGAGAGCAATATTAACGAATTCTATAGGGTGGTCAGTTTATGAATTTGCTAAGGGTATGTTTTAGGGTCTGATTTTGGTTCAGTAATATATTTTGAATCAAATGATAACCAGAATGTGCTTCCTTGTTCGGGTATTGATGTAAAACTCACAATACCATTGATATCTTTTGCGATAATTTTAGAAAAATATAGTCCAATACCGCTTCCACTATAATAATTATTTTTAGATAATATTTCTTTAATTTTTTTTGTGAAAATGTATTTTTGAATTTTTCTATCAATACCACATCCAGTATCAATAATTTCAAAAATCAAGTTATAATTATTATTATTATTATTATTATTTTTTTTCACACGAAAAATAATTTCTCCGGAATTAGTAAATTTAATTGAATTCAATATGAAATTAATAAGAATTTGAATAATTCTAGATTGATCACTATAGAAGACATAATTATCATCAAACAATTCAATTTTATAATTAATATTTGGTTTTTGGTCTAATTGTATTCGAACTAATGTTTTTATAAAAATAGCAAGTTTAGATAATACAATTTTATTATTGTTTATATTAAAATTAAGTGATGTAATTTTACTATTAATTGTATCATTAACAATTTGACTCAAAATAATTGTATTATTACTGATATTTTCAATTCCATTTTTCATATCATTATATAAGTTATTTGGAAAAGCGATTATATTTTGATTATTTTGATTATTGGAAGAATCAATATATTTATTAATATCTTCAAATGTTATTTTTAATATTTCTGTATTTCCGATTATTCCATTTAATAAATTACGTATTTCATGATTAATATAACCTAATAAATTACGATAAATTTCATTTTGTGTATTTTTAATATTGACATAATATGTATATAATGCGATAATAACAATTATATCAATAATAATAAATATAAGAATTGATAAAATTAACATTGATTCAGGGAAGAAATCGCGGTCAATTGATTGTTCATCAAATATTGTGATGAATTGATAATTTTTGTTTTCTAGACTAAAATTTTCTAAAATTGAAAATTGTTGTTCTTTAACTATATTTTGAATATTTTCGAAAGTTAATATTTGACGTAGATTAGTTGATTTACTTGTTATTGATTGATTTTTATTAACATCTAAATCCAATAGGAAATAATCAAAATTATTGATTTGTTTTGTTTCACGAATTAAACCATCAATAATATCACTAAAGACAAAGACCAATTGAGTAAATCCGATTATGTCTGTTTCATTCGGTGATGATATATTATAACCAATAGGGAATACAGGGTTATAAAGGAAAGTTCCATAATTTTGTGTATTTGTGGAGTTCAATCTTATTAAATTTACTCGGTTAGTTAATGTTGTGGATAAACGAGATAAAGCTTGTATAAATGTTCCGGCATCGTCAATCATAAAATCGCCACCAAGGGGAGTGAATATAAATGGAGGAACACTTAAAGTGAATGGATAATAAAAACTACGATTTGGAGAATTAGTGAATGTAAAAGTATTATCGATACGTCGGATATCAATAATACTAAAATTAGAGCGTATATATTGTTCTCCAAAAGATTCATATAATGGTCTTTCTTCATGAGTAATTCTAGGTATCCATCTTTGAAAATCTAATTTTACGAAATTAGTGAATTGTAAAGAATTGATATAATTGTTATATGTTTGAGGGAGGACATATTTACCATAATTTTGGAAAATACCAACACTAAAAGAATTAATTAATTTAATTTCTTGATAAAATATTTTAACTTCTTCAATTAAAATTTGTATTTTATTGGTTAAATCACGTTTGATATTATTGTTTTCAGTTTTTTTGAGTTCTCTAAAAATGAAATAAGATGTTATAGATTGTAAAAGTATTGTGATTAATAATATTATAATATATTTTTTTGGTATAAACATTTAAAAATTTATTGTATAATTGAAAAATAAAATGAAATCAAATCAATTTTTTATTAAAAGTATTTCTAGATATAAAAATAAAATTGATTTGAATTATTTATAAATAATATGTGTTCTCAATTATGAAACGATTTTTAAGATTGTTTGGTAAGAAAGTTAAGAAAGAATCAAAACTACAATATCATGTTGAATATGTTTTTCCGGGGAGTCAAAATAATAAAAATAATAATAATCCGGAAACAGAAAATAGATTATTAATAATAATAAAACAGTATAATGAAATATCAAAAAAATTAGATATAATTGATAATGTAAAACATTTAATTGTAGATGATTCAGAATCTAATAGATTTATAATGTCGAAATATTTAGAAAAATTAAATATTAATTATGATATTGCTTCAAATGGTCTAGAAGCTTTAGAAAAAATAAGTCAAAATAAATATCAAATTATATGGATAGATTTAAAAATGCCTATTTTAAATGGTCTTGAAACCACAAAAATTTTAAGGGAATTTATGAATTATAATGGAACAATAATTGGGGTTACGGGATTTTCAGATCCAGAAACTACTCAAATATGTAAAAAAATAGGATTTGATAAAGTAATTGGAAAACCAATAACAATTGATTTAATTCGAGATTTATTAGAAAAAAAAAATACTTAACATTTGTTTCCAATTTTGGATTATTTTTTTTATTTGATAATTTTTCTAAAAAGTAATTCTAGATGTAAATCTATTAAAAATTTTATATTTATTTTTAGTATTGTATATGTCTCTAGAATTAATATTATTTGATAATTTTCGAAAAAGTAATTCTAGATGTAAATCTATTAAAAAATTTTTATATGATTAATCGAATAATTTTAATCGAATAATATTTAGTGGGAGTAGTTTCAATGGTATTTCGTTGAATAGTATTTCGTTGAATGGTATTTCATTGAATGGTATTTCGTTGAATGGTATTTCATTGAATGGTATTTCGTGGGGGTAATTTTCTAGTTGCCTCCACGAAATACCATTTAATAAAAATAATTTACATAAAAATAATTTAATTAAAAAAAGTTTAAAAAATAAAAATTTACATCTAGAACATAATTCTAAAAAATAATTCTAGAATGAAATTCAGTACCGTGGGAAACTGAAAATTTGTTTTTGCCAATACTTTTTTCTAAAAAGTATAAGTGTGTCGAAGACAACACACAGTTTGTTTTTACCGATACTTTTTTCTAAAAAGTATTTTTATTAAAATGATGCGATAAATTCATAACCTAATTCTTCACATATTTTTTCCCATATTAAATCTTGTTGATGTAATTTTTCACGACTTTTCAATAAAGTTAAATATGGTAAATATTCATCACGTTCTAAAAGTTCAAAGAACTTATACAAAATATAACTATATGATAAGAAATTTTTTCTTCCATTTGGTCTGTATTTTGTAAATGGTCCCTGAACTTCTTGAAACATTTCTTTTAATTTTTTTGCTAAAATATCATCAATTACCGGTGGTTTAATACCAGTTAATTGATAAATAATATAATGAATATGTTCATAATATCTCGCTTGGTCTATTTTCTTAAGAATCGAACGAAGTTTATCATATGTTAATTCTTTACTTGATGTAATTTTTTGTTTCTTTAATTCCGCTAAAATCTCTTGATATACATTATCTGGTATTTCGGTTGTTTCTCTTCCTTGAAATTGACTAAGTATTTCACTAAAATGATTAAGTCTTTTATACGCAAAATTAGTCATTTCTTTTGGTTTTTCTTTATATGATGGTTTATCACTATCAATTAATATGTATTCTTCATTATCACATTTTGAACATATTAATTTACCTTCTACTTGATCCAATATACATTCAGATTGACAATATAAACATAAATCACCCTCAAAATCATCTCTTTTTTGAGGAACATAATTCGAATCCAATTGAGGCATAACTGTATCATATATTTCTTGATTTGTCATTGATTGAACTTTTATTTTTGGTGTTTGGTTTAATTCTTGTATTATATCATTTCCATTTGAATCTTGTTCTTCATCATCATCATCAAAATAATCAAGTAAAGATACTGTTTTTTTGATATTCTTTTTTCTTCTTTTCTTTGCTTCACGTTGTAATTCCTTATGATATTCAGAATTTTCAATATTATTGTAATATTGACTAACATAACACCCTATATTCAAAATATATTTGTCTTCATCCAATGATTTACCAATATTTTTTATATCATTCTCTATATCAATAATTTTATTTTCAAGTGTGCGTTTCTGATTTCTTAAATCAAAAAAAAGAACCGGATCATCTTTCGATTGATCAATTAATTTATTAAATTGTTCAATCTGATCCTGTAATTTCTTTATCTCTTTTTGCTTTGTTGGAATCGATTTACGAAGATTTCTAAAGTTTTTAACTTGGCGTTGATGAATTGTATCGAGCGTTTTTCGATTATCATCTGGAAGTTTATTCTTCGTTTTTATTTTGATTGTCATTGAAGATTAAATAGAAAAAATATTATATTAATCTTATATTCTATTATAAGAATAATTTAAAATATTTTTTAATTGGAAAATTAAACGAATATTTACATTGAAAACTTTAGATTTGTAAATGTTTCTTGATTTGATTCTTGAATTGAAATTGTATGTTCAATTCTAAAATTGTTCGCATAATAATGAACTACTCTGTCTTCCAGATATTCTGTTTCAATTAATATTGAATTATTGAATTTATTTATCTTTATATGATAATTTACACTGCTTTTTAGTTCTTCAATCGCACGTTCAAATGTATAATAACAAGAATGTCCTGATTCCCTCAATTCATTTTTGTTTGTATATGTTTGAGTACTTACACAATACATATTCGACATATTATTAAAATAATATCACTCGTTATAAAATCCACAATAATAATAATATCATAAGTTTATATAATTTCAATTTTATTTATTATATTATCCTAAATATGCTAAAATTATTATCTTATTTGACTGTAAAATTATTTGACTGTTAAAAATGATTAGTTATTCACAAATTGGACAAGATATTGAAGTATTAAAATTTTATAATAATAAAAAAAATGGATACTTTGTTGAAATTGGAGCAAGTGATGGTATTCAATTATCAAATACATATCTTCTAGAAAAAGAATTCAATTGGAAAGGTATTTGTGTTGAACCAATTCCATATCAATTTAAATTGTTATGTAAAAATCGTCCAAATTCAATCTGTTTTGATAAAGCTGTTTATAATCAAAGTAATCAAATCGTAATTTTTGATATAGCTAATAAACGTGATTTATTATCGGGAATTAGTTCGCATATTGACCTTCATAAAAAAAAAGTAAATTCAAATAAAACACAAATAAATGTGTCAACAATTACAATGAATGATTTATTAAAACAATCAAATGCCCCTTCATTTATCGATTATCTATCTATCGATACTGAAGGAAGCGAATATGAAATATTAAAATCAATTGATTTTACAAAATATACATGTGGATTAATAGATGTTGAACATAATTATATTGAACCAAAAAGAAGTCAAATTCACAATTTATTAATTTCAAACGGTTATGTTTTTATTCGTCAAAATAATTTCGATGATTGTTATAAATATATAACTAACAATAACCAACAATAACCAATAATAACAAAATTATAGTTTAAATTCTCATTATCAGAACTTCTGAATTGTGATAATAATAAATTAATTAAAAAAATAAAACATCATTATTTTCGTCTAGAATTATATATTTTTGTCTAGAATACATCGTAAAAGAAAAAATTGATTTTTATTTTTATAATTACTATTTTTAATAAAAACTAATAATAAGTATTTCTAGAATGATCTATATTAAATATCACAATACAGATTATTTACATTCATTTAATTCATTTAATAAAATTACAAATTATGATAAAGTTATTGATATTGGTTGTGATAATATTGAATTAAGTTTATTACCAGAACTTCCTAATTCACTTCAAACACTATCTTGTTATTATAATCAAATAAGTATATTACCAGAACTTCCTAATTCACTTAAAGAACTTTATTGTGGATGGAATACATTAAGTGTATTACCAAAGCTTCCTAATTCACTTCATTATATTCATTGTTCTGAAAATCAATTAAGTGTATTACCTGAACTTCCTAATTCACTTAAAGAACTTAATTGTTTTAGTAATCAATTAAGTGTATTACCTGAACTTCCTAATTCACTTCATTATATT